ATAAGAGTGAGTACCGTCAAATTTTGAAAAATCAGTTGGTAAAACAGTCGTGCTACGTTGACAAATCTCGTGGACTTTAGTCGCTATGGCACTTGGGGAATTGCCAAAAGCGTACCACTCAGTCGATTTAAGAAGGGTGGCTAAAGGAAAGGTGTATCTTGAATATCTCACTCTGTGCTGTACAGAACAATTTGTGATGTTTCTTGGCGCCTTGATTGATGAGTATGGTTCTTTCTTTTGAAATGCTTGGGGGCCTCTAATGCGCCATCCCAAGATTGGAAGTACTCTCTCAAACGAGCTACGTTGTGTAGGTTTGATTTGTATTTCGTCAACTTGATTCTCACTCAGTGGGGTCATTGTGTGAGGTTTTGGAATTAGCAATTTGGCAAATTCTTCCATGTAATTTAGAATGGATGCTTTAAGTCTTTGTTCCTGAGGTGCAACTTTGTAAAGGCGCTCAGAGATGATAACTCTGTCTGAGTCTGGGCCAAATGTAGGGACTTTACCTTCATCAAGGATAGGTTTCATTATTAACCTACCATAGCTTTTGACTTCCTCAGAAGCGAGCGAAGTAAAAGAGCTTGGTTTATAATTAACATCAGCATCTTCGAGAGCGAAGGCGTCAGAATCATAAACAATAGGTCTGCCAGCGGTAGCTTGTATGTAATCAAAACATAATTGTGTTGCAATTACAATTTCTAAATTTAAAGTGGATTCGTTGATGGTTCTTAAAAACCGTTCAACTGTTGCTAATTGGGCTTTCTTATCATGATCGAGGTTTCCTTTAATGCATTGAAACGTATTCAATGGCATGAGAGCGGAATCATTTGGGAATGAGACGCGTGACAATGATATGTAGGTCTTATCATGACGTCTAAAGGTCAACATGTTAAAATCTGGGTGATCTGATTTTGTTGATAATCGATGCAAATTCTGAGTGAAAAATAACCTGGCTAAAGGTGAATAAATTTTCCGTTCAGGTACAATCAAAACTGCCATGTGTATTTTATCTACAGGGCGAATGTCTAAGGAGCAATAATAAGTGTTTAAACCATAATGAACAAGTATATGATCTTGATCATACTTCCAAAGCTTATGCTTGTATTTACCATTACCAATAAGGT